TACGAACCTTGCCAGTCTCTTTATCAATTTTAGCAAAGTTAGTACTCATAACTTCTTTCCAGGCGCCTTCACCATCAAATCCAGCAGAATGAATTGCACCAATGGTAACAACTAATATATCAACCAATGCATCTAATTGTTCAACTAAATTATCAGATGCAACTGCTTCTTTTAACTCTTGATGTTCCTCTTCTATTAGATTCAGATACATCTTGTATTGTGAAATAGAGTATGCGTCAACTTTTTGATCGCATGCCCGCATAAATTTTTCTTGATCACGAAATGGATTCGTCACTTGTAGTTTCTCCTTCGTCTACTAGAGTAGCGGCCAATGCCTCTGCATCTTTAAGAGCATTAAGCCTTTCAATTTCTGCATGATGAGCCTGTGAGTGCTCCATCTGTCTTGTCCAACTTGGCATTTGACCGGAGTTTTGTAACATATCATCTCGAATGTCTCGCTGGCGTTTTTCGACATTAAGCACACGAGTGAAACTGTTTGTAACTGCGGCAGTATAATACGCAAAAGGATTCTGTGATTTTCCTTCATCAAATTGAAGTGCAATCTGAGTCAATTGAATCAATGCTTGTCCTCGCATTTCATCTACATAACTGTAGCCACGCCAGTTACTACGCAAACTATAACGCTCACAAAGCTTCAAAAACATTGCACCTAAACGATTTGTAATTTGTCCATGCTCTACACAAAAAGCACCAGTCTTTAAATCACCCTTCCAGTGACTGCGAAGAACCTCTCGCCATGAGCCATCGTCATTGATGACAAAATGTTTAAAAGGAGGAAAGTTAACTTTACTGCGATGGTCAGCAAGACTCTTAGGATTGTTTTTACGACCTGGTTCTAGTGGAATATGTTCCCAGGTCATTAAACGAACAACTAAATCTGCTGTAGGAATTTTCTTTGGCGGAATTTCAAATTCGTCTGCTTTAGGCTTTGTACTTGCCTTGCCACCATTTGCTTCCCACTCGGCCAATGCCGCTTTATGTGCCAGTTGACTTAATCGTGCGGCTCTGGCTTCTTTGGCCAGATTGATTGCACCTTCTGGGCATGCTTTTGTTTTTCTGTTGTGGAAGCTTTTTAAATCAGCAACGATATAGTCGTATTGTTGGAATTCCGTTGCTTCTCTCCAACAATAACTCATTTTGCTACGATGTATTTCAGCCAAGATATCTTTGTTTTTAAGATATACTGTTTTTGTTTTTTCTTCTTCTATCACAATAAGCTCCTTATGGACAAGTGTAACATATTTGCGTTGCTGTTGTCAATAGGCAACGGTAAAGTAGGTACATAATAAGAACGGTAAATAGACATGGAGATATCATCTATGAAGATTACCGATTTACAGCCCCGTATTGTTGCCATTTATGCAGGACGCTTCCATCCATTTCACCGTGGACATGCAGAAGTATTTCAAGAGCTGGCCTCTAAGTTTGGCATTAACAATACTTACATCACAACGAGTGGGAAAGTAGAGCCGAACAAGAGCCCTTTTACTTTTGCTGAAAAGGTGATAATGATGCAGGCCGCAGGAGTACCTGCAGGGCATGTTGTTGAAGAAACAACACCATATGCTCCACAGAATTTACCATCAAAATTGAATCTAGATCCGAATAAAGATGTTATGGTTTTTGGTGTTGGACAAAAGGATATGAACGAAGATCCTAGGTTTGCTTTCAAGCCATTAAAAGACGGCACCCCAAGCTACTTCCAGGCATGGACTGGAAAAAATCTAAAACCATTCTCAAACGATAAGACCCCAGACGGCAAGCGAACTGGCCATGGATACATTTATCCAGTAAGTGATGTAAGATTTAATATTGCAGGCCAAGAAGTCAATAGTGCCAGCCAAATTAGAGCATTATATGCTTCTGCTACAGACGAAGGCAAGATGCAAATACTTGCAGACTTATATCCAGACGCTGGCGCACAGATTAAGAAAATCAAACGCATCTTTGATGCAAAGCTAAGTTAATATGAAATTAGATACACCAGTTACCATCTCCTTTAAAGCAATCAGTACCGACGGTACAGTCAGTTGGCCATCAACACCTAAGATTAATCAAAGCATTGAAGTAAATTACAGTACTTGGGAATTGCAACATACCAACTACCAACCAAGTGCATTTGGTAATCGTGCTACACCTGTTGTAACAATTTCAGGGCCTTGGTTTAGCCGTAATACCGCAGAAGCAACACGAACAATCAGAGCTATTCAATTGTTAAGAAGTGCAACTAGTATGTACTATGGTCGCGATGATCCAAAGAAAGGAACTCCACCTCCAATTGGAAGATTAAATGCTCACGGGCTATACAACAATACACCAGTGGTTGTTAAATCATTCCAATATGATTTTCCAAATGATGTTGATTATGTCACTGCCGAGGCATTTGGCGGTAAACAAGCAGTTCCGGTATTATTTGAAATGTCAGTAAGTTTAATTGTACAAATTAATCCGTTAGAAGCTGTAAAAACTTATACCCTTGATAAATTCTCCAGTGGTAGTTTACTTGGAAATGGATATATCTAATCATGGCTGCTACTGGAATTAATCAATACGCAAATACAGATATCAATGATTTTTATTTAGATCGTGCTAACTTACCAATGGCAAGTGATTTGTTAAGTGGCAAGACACCATCGTTGATTGTTGTAGAACCAAAATTTCAATACCGCATGGATTTGCTAAGTTATGAATTGTATGGTAACAGCAACTATTGGTGGGTAATTGCTTTATTAAACAGGAATCAAATTAAAGATCCTATTAGAGATTTAAAGGCAGGAATGACTCTAGTAGTATTAGATAAAAAAGACTTGAATGGGGTAGTATAATGGCATCAACTAAGCCAACATATAATGATGATGTCGGATTCCCTGACATTCACTACAACCCATTACAAAACTATCGTAACATGACCTACAACACTAGGTTATCAATGATGCCCGAAACAGAGACTAAACAAGATAGACTCAGCAGATCATACGATTACAAAAAGGGCATTATCTTATGGGAAACTGGCGGCTCAGGAACAGTCTACCTAGAAGAATTACAAATACAGGTTGCAGGAACTAGAACTAAAACAGGAAACTATTTTACTCAAACACCAACAAGCTTCAGTGGCCGAGTAGTAGAACCCATTGGCGGCAGACTAATTGAAGAACTAAGTTTGGCCGCAATGAAGTCAGGCTATCCAACAAATGGCGTTGCAATATATCTACTAGAAGTTTGGTTCACTGGATACAACACAGACTCTGATATGCCAGAAGTTTGTAAAGGATGGGAAGGTGAAGAACTAGTATTTCGTTGGTACATTCGCTTAGACGAATTGCATATGAAATTAGATTACAAAGGTGCAGTATACGATTTTAAAGCAACTCCTAATGATGGAGCCGCAGTCTTAAACGATCACTACACTCTAGAAGAAGGATTCCGAATGAGTGATGGTCCGGGTACTATTCAAGAATTTTGTACTTACTTGGCCAAAGCATTAAATGAAAGAGAAAAAGAAAAAGTAAAAACGGGATTGCGTTGTATTCCACACAAGTATGTAATTTCGGCACACAAGGATATTAAAAATTTAAAGTTTACCTACAGCTTTTGGGATAAGGTAACTCAGTTTTTCTCAATGGGCATGGGTGAAATACAAAGCAACAGTGGCCAAACAATTCAGCAGTTTATAACAGGTGCAATGCCCAACAGTCAAGACTTGTTAAAGTTCCTGCACAGAATTCCAGAGAAGAAAGAATATAACGCAACAGAAACTAACCCCGACACGATACATCTTCCTATGAAAACCCTGGCAATTATTCCAGGCTGTAAAGATATTGCGTATGATGAAAAGCTAGGACATACAGCAAAAGAAGTTCATTACTTCTTAACAACTCGAGAAGACGCTGGTGCTATTGTAAGTCCACAAGAATATAAAGATTCGCAGATTCCTGGCAACAGAGATAAGCGTGTTAACAATTGGGTTAAAAAAGGCTTATTAAGAAAAGTATATAAGTGGATCTATACTGGCGAGAATGTGGAAGTTATTAATACAGAAATTAAAATTGATAACATGTGGAGAAGTGTGCGCCCATTATGGATTGACAAAGACGGTAAGCCGGTACAAGGCCCAAGTACAACATCCATTCCAAGTAAACTACAGGGCGGCAAACAAAATTCTAAAGCAGTAACCTGTGCAGAATCGCAAATGGTTAATGCGGCGCCAGCCGCCAGCAAGGGTTCCTATACAGAAGATTTATTGTATAGACCAACTGCCCCTAAAGAAGGTTGGCACCCAACACAACCACAATTCTATCATATGAATACAACTGTACAACAAGGATCTAGTCAAGGTGCGCTTGCACCAGAGAATGCACAAGAATACAGCATTTATAGACAGATTGCCAATGGCATGGGTGGTGGCAACGGAGAATTGGTTAACATGACATTGGAAGTTGTTGGTGACCCATATTGGCTGTGTCAAATTCCAGGAACACCAGATAAACCTCAGCCTTGGGAAGATGATGTATGGGAATATGAAAAAAGTCAACTAACAGAAGAAACAATGGCAGAAAAAAGAAAAAGAGCCAGCACACATACTTGGATTGGTGCGCTATATTTTGAAGCGCAAGTTCCTAGCAGTGATGTTGACGGACAAGATCTTATGGCAATCAGACGAAGTGATGCAATTACAGGTATTTTCTGGCCAACAACAATTACAAATAGATTTCTAAAAGGTAAATTTACAACTAAATTAGAAACATATAAAGATAATTTGTCAAACCCAAATAAAACTAATTCAAACACAAATGCACCAAATACTAAATCAGGTGGAGGCTCTGCAAGTAGTGCCGGACCGCAAACAGCCGCACCATCAAATGGAAGACCATAAGGAAGTATAAATGAAAGTTAATAACAGTGGCGGAATAGCAAATCATCATGCACCTGGTGGTGCAGGTGCATCAAAGAACTTTGGCATTTATATAGGTAAAGTTAAAGATACGACAGACAAAGAAGGTTTGGGTAGACTACGAGTTTGGATTTCGCAATTAAGTAGTGCAAAAGAAGAAGATGAAAACGGATGGTTTACTGTTAGATATTGCCCTCCGTTTGCAGGTGGTTCAAACTCTCCAACTGAGTCAAAGGCAATTGATGCAACACAGTTTCCTCAGACTAGCCAAAGCTACGGCATGTGGATGGTACCACCGCATCCAGATGTTCAGGTAATATGTGGTTTCATTAATGGAGAGCTACATCAAGGCATCTGGTGGGCATGTTTACCATTTGATGCACATACACACGCCTTACCAGGAGTTGCATCTGGTATGACTCATGACAACAAAATTAAGCCATTGGCAGAACGAAATAGATACAACAGAACTGACCCAAATGAAGAACGCAGACCTAAGCACCCTAAAGCTTCGCAACTTACGGTGCAAGGTCTCAATGGAGATTTAAGACGCGGCCATAATAACGCTGGCCCGTTTAGAGCTAAGGAGAAGAATCCAGGTTTTGCCTATGGCTTTTTGACGCCTGGACAAAACAATTTTCTATTAGATGATGGTGCCGACGGCAATGGCGGCAAGATTATGCTTAGAACACGCAAGGGCAATCAAATTATCCTTGACGCTGAGGAAGGATTCATTTACTTCTGTAATGCATCAGGTACTGCCTGGGTAGAAATTGAAGATACTGGTAACATTGATATGTATTGTTCAAAAAACTTTAGTGTCAATGCAGGTGAAAATATTAACCTTCGTGCAGGGCAAAGTTTTAATCTTGATGCAGGTCAGAATCTTAATATTAGCGCAACTAAAAATGCAGTATTAGAAGCCTGCGAAGATTTTAATATAACTGGTACAACCAGTGTAAGAATTACATCAGCACAGAATGTAAACATCTTAGCTGACAGTCAGATGAAGCTAAGTGCTAATAGAATTGACTTAAATGGCCCGGTAGCAGAACGAGCAAATCTTCCTGAACAAAACAGTTTAGTAACTAACAGCGAAGTTGGTAGAAGTATTTCTAATCGTGTACCAGAAGCGGAACCCTATGGTGGCCATTCACACAAGGGTGGTGAACAACCAACCGCTGGTAATGTTAAAGCTCCTCCAATTACTCCTAATCCGGAAAGTTATAAAAATTTACCTCCACCATCTAAATCTAATGCAATTGATTGCGTCCCTGAAACAAGCAGTTATAAAATCAGCGATGAAGCATTTAATGCAAACCTTTCTAGAGAAGCGTACAGAGGAATGCAATATTCTGATTACCTAGGTTACAGCGTTGGCTATGGTACTCGTGTTGATATTTTTGGTCCAGGAAATCCTGCAAGTAAACTCGACCCAAATATTAAACAGGCTCTCAAAGATGGTCCTAGTGAAGCAGAATCTAGGATTGCCGCTAGACAAATCATGGATAGACATATCAGCCCAGGATTAGAAGCTAGACTGAAAAAAGGAATTGCAAGTGCAGGTAAACCAGTTTGTATTACACAATCACAAATTGATGCGCTACATATGGCGGCATTTGGAAATCCAAGTGAAGCAAACAATATGGCAGATCAACTGGTAGCGGCAGGTGCCGCGGCACCCGACGGAAAGCCTACAAGAGAAGATGTTGCTAAAATTTGGGCAAACGGCAAGTTTAGCAACTCTGCAGAAGTTAAAAACAGAGAAGCACAGTTTGCAATGACTGGAGAAATTCAAGCAAACAAGTCGCAATCTGATCTAATGTCACAGGGTGTAAAGGCAGACGAAAATGCTATTAGAAATAATAAAGCAGTAAATCCAGACAGTACCGGTGGCACATGGGGAGGAGCAGATGGCGGAGGCCCTGCTGGCACCAAGCGTTTACAACCAGAATTGGGTGCGCCTAGTGCTCAACAACAAGCACAGTTTGAGAGAAGTAATTACCTAAACACTGGTAATGTACCACCTGGAAGCAGATTAACTCAATCGCAGTTACAAGACAAATATGGTCCTCCGCACACTGGTGGTAACATACCTCCAGGGGCTCCATCTAAGCCAGCCAGTTGATAAAACCCAATATATTGCGTATTGGTAAATAGGCTTATGCCAACATTTACATCAAGATTTCGCGGATACAGCTCAATAGGAACTACTTTTTTAAAGCCAGTTCGCTTTGATATGGATCTTGCAAAACAAGACTTATTAAATCATTTTAATACCCGCAAAGGCGAGCGTGTTATGATGCCTACTTTTGGTAGCATCATATGGGAAATGCTTTTTGAGCCGCTTGATGAAAAAACAATCAATTTGATTGAAACTGATGTTAGAACAATTATTAGCAATGATCCTCGTTGGGCATTGCAAGATGTAACAGTTAGCGAAGGGCCAAACGCATTAAATTTAGAGGTTATTGTGACCTATGTGCCATCAAATGAAACTGTTACTTTACCCTTAACATACGACAAAGGAACAGGAACAAAATGAGTCAAACTCGACGATTAGGACAATTGAATGCCGCTGAGAGTTGGCTTAACAATTATCGTTATTTGGTAAATGCAGATTTCAAAGCATACGACTTTGAAAGCCTACGCACAGCATTACTAAATCACATCCAAACAAATTACCCAGAAGATTTCAATGACTTTATTAACTCAAGTGAGTATGTTGCTCTTATTGACTTGATGGCATTCATTGGACAAAATTTAGCTTTCCGCAGTGATTTAAATTTACGAGAAACATTTTTAGAAACTGCTGAGAATCGTGGAAATATTTTAAGTTTAGCAAGACAGTTAGGTTATAAGCCATTTCGTAATTTTAACGCAGGTGGCTTCCTTCGTATTAGTGCTATCAAGACAACACAAAACTTGTATGATAGTAAAGGTGTAAACCTTGCCAATAAGATTATTGTATGGGCAGATCCATTGAGCCCTGATTTTGTTGAACAGACAAGTATCATTTTAAATGAAGCTTTCAACAAAGCCAGTCCAATTGGCAGACCTGTAAGCACAGCAATTAGCAATGGCGCAGTTAGAGAATTGTATCAATTGTCACAAGCATCAAATCGTACAATGGTTGAGCCATTCAATCTAAATGCTCGTAACAGCACAAATTACAATTGTGAAATTGTTCCAATGATCATTGATGCATTGACTCAATCTGCAAAAGAATCACCACCTGATCCGTATGGTTATTTGACTATGCTGTTTAACAACGACGGCACTGGATATGCTAACACAACCAATGGATGGTTCTTGTTATTCAAGCAAGGAACTTTATTATATGAAGATCATGTATTGGACACAAGCATTGAGAACAGAGTAATTGATATTGATGCCATTGGCATTAATGAAAGCGATGTATGGGTACAAAGTATTGATGGCTCTGGTAGAATCATTGACACCTGGACTCAAGTACCAAGCACAGTTGGAAAAAACATTGCATTCAATGCGATTAACAAAGATACAAGAAAAATTTATGAAGTAATTACAAGAGAGAATGACACCATTAGCGTTAAATTTAGTGATGGTACATTTGCTGATATCCCAACTGGCAATATTCGTATTTGGTATCGTCAAAGTGCAACTGAAAATGTAACATTTGTTCCATCGGATGTTCTTGGTATGCAAGTTCTATTGCGTTACATTGATAGCGAAGGCAAAGAACAAGACTTAGTATGTACAGTTCAGCTAGTTGAGTCAACTAGTAATTCTCCAAGCGAAACAATTCCACAAATTAAAAATCGTGCGGCCAGAACTGCGGCAAGTCAAGACCGCATGATTACTGCTAGCGATTACAATATCTATCCAGAAGGACAAATTGGTGGAGTTGATAAAATTTTATCAACCAACAGAACATTTGCTGGACAAAGTATCTATGCGGATACACAAGATCCAACTGCAACATACCGCCCAGTTATTACTTTGGCAAGCGATGGATTTTTATACGCAACTGAAAACACACTTGAAACAACATTAAAAGATATTTCAACAGTTGACGAAGTATTGAGCTGGGTACAAGAAACTCTATTAAACAGAAGCGCACATCAATTATATTATAAACGATACCTTAAAGATTCTACTGGCGCAATTCGCATTGGTAGTCAAACAGATTTACTGTGGCACAAAATTGATTATTCAAATGGTGTAACACACGGATATTTTTATCATCAGGGTGATGCAGATAAGAAGCCTGTGCGAATTGGTAAAGGTTCGCAAGTTTTAATAAATCGTTCATTGAAGAAAAATTCGTTGATTAGTTTCTCTTCGGGCAAGTGGGCAAAGGTATTAGATGTATTCCGCGAGGGCTTTGGAGTAAGCGATAATAATGGCGATAATACTGGTCTAAGAGCAAACGGTCAAGGCGCAATTTTCATTGATGGTTTAATTTCAGATGCACAACCAGTTGGTTGGATTCCAAATATGCGTTCACTGTTTAATATCAATGAACAGGCAGAAATCGTAACAAAGATTCAGAGAAAAGAAAACTTTGCACTACACTATAATAATTTAAAAGATCGTTGGACTGTAATTGGTGCAGATAACATTGATGATACAGTAGGAAAGAACTTGGATTTAACAACTGCTGGCACAACAGAATATAAAAAAGACAGTAGCTGGATGATTCGATTAGTACATAACCCATTGACAAATGTATGGGCAAGTGTATTACGCAGAGATCAAACGGCTTTTGGTAGCAATAACGAATTGACATTCCACAATCAACGATTTGGATCTGCATTAGACCAAACTACTCGCAGAGTTATCAAAGACTCAGTTAAATTTTTAAATGTTAACGCTGGCATTAGCAGTGAGCTAGATTTAGATGTTGTTGATTACTTTAGATTAGATGACGGTCGTTATGATCCTAAAAGAGTACAGGTATTGTTACCTGGCTTATTAGACACATTGGTGCCTAAGGATCCAACAACAATCGATTCTATCATTACATCAGGCACAGACAATACTGCCTATCATATATTGAATTTAGTAAAGCAAGAATTTCTTGATGCTAAAGGACAATTTACTCTTAAACCAACAAGTACCCCATCGGTGCTAGGAGATATTAACAATGTCAGCGGTAGACAAAATCTAAAAGTACAATACAATCATGTACCTCTAAGAGATAATCGTGTTGACCCGACAACTACAAATATTATTGATATGTTTGTATTGACTACAGAATTTAATACAACATTTAGATCTTGGGTTAACAACGGAGCCACAGGAACAAGACCACGCCCGTTGACAAGTTATAGCCTAGAACAATTGATGTCACCAATCATTCCATATAAGAGTGTTAGTGATAGCATTGTGTTTCACCCAGTAAATTATAAGATAATCTTTGGCGTTGGGGCTGATCCAATGTATAAAGTTACAATTCGTGTTACCAAGAGCGATGGTACAAAAATTAGCGACGCTGAAATACGAAGCAGAATAATTACTAGTATCAATGCTTATTTCAACTTTAACAATTGGGATTTTGGTGAAACTTATTACTTTACAGATATGGCATCTTGGGTACATAAACAGCTAGGTGGTGTAATCAGCAGTATTGTTTTAATACCTTTACAAAGTGGATTAACTGCTAACGATCTGTTCCAGATTAAGTGTGATCCGAATGAAATTTTTATCAGTAGTGCAACTGTAAATGATGTAGAAATTATTTCTAGTCAAGTTTCACCTACTGGAAGCATTATGCAATAAGGCAAATAAATGGCAAAAGATCCAACAAAAATTAATCCTGTTAGTACACCAGTAAAAACTTATCCTGGTGAAAGAGCCGACAAATTTGCGTTGCCAACGGTTCCTGAATTATTACCAACAATATTTAGAACTGAAACTAACAAGAAGCTCATTGCGGCAGTTATGGAAGACATGTTCCAGCCACATGCAATGGAAGATTTAAATTATTCAGTAGGTAGGCGTACAACTAAACCACTAATCAATGATTACCTACCGCACCCTACAGCCAAGCGTCAGCTTGAACCAGGATTAGTAGTATATCGTGCTGATAATTCACCTGCAACATTAAGCGCAGATGAAATAGCACAAGGTTGGGGTTTAAATGATAGAACTCAAGAAAATACAGTTCCGGTAAGCATATTAGATTTGCCAATTGACCCAGACAAGTTCATTAATTGGGTTGACTATTATTGGATCACTGAAGGCATGCCAGTTATTTTCTTATCTGGTGGTGTAGAGGAAACATTTAGCGTACAAAACGATATCCTAGGAAAGCCTAGTTATACTTCAGTCCTACAAAAGAATGGAAAGCAATTGCCATTCTTCAATGGAATGAGAATTGTTTTTCAGAACTTACCAGGTAGATTGCCAATTGATGCCGACTTCAACTTTGAAGCAGTAACAGATGGTAATAGTTATTTAGATTTAGATTATGACTTTGTAGCATATGATAAAAGTAAAATTATTGTTACAGTAGATGGAATAGTACAAACTTTTAAAACAGATTATACTATTTTTGGTAACACCGTTCAATGGATTAATGTACCAGCGGCTGGCTTATCTCTTTCTTTTAATTGCGTAGAATATTTTCTAACAACAGATAATGATTCTAAAGTTGCAACACGCCGTTGGCAAATTGATGGAGTTGGTGACAATTCGGGTATTCGACTACTAACTCGTACACATCAATATACTAACACACGATATAGTAAGGCCACACAAACACTATGGGACAAAACAGCAGTTCCTTGGGATAGTGTCGAATGGGATGGTGCGATCAAAGGTATCAATGAAAAACATTATATCTTAGAAAAGGTTGGCGCCCAAACAGCAAATACAAATAGTCGTACCAATGTTTGGTATCATAAAGAAGCAGTTCAGGCAACCGCCGATTACTTAGATATTAAATTCAATGAGATTGTAACTTCCACTGGTACAAACACAACTGCAATGCCAGCGCAGGCTCTGCGTCCAATTGTTGAATTTGAAGATACCCTGGAACTATTCAACCATGGTACAACATTTAGAGCATGGCCAAATTTGTTAATTTCAGTAGAAGGTATAACTGCGTCAGACTTTGTCAATTTACCAATTACAGATACTGATTTAGTTAATCTAAATTTAAAATATATACAAACAATTAAAAAGTTAAAAACAATCCCGGATATCATTGTTCGAGTAATTTCACATGGCAATAATATACAAACAGCGTTGAATAGAACTAGTTTTACCGAACAAGAGTTTACAGAATTATTAAACACTCCAAGTAGAAAAATTCTATATGAAGTTTCAAATGGTAAAATTAACTGGTTAAAAAATCCTCCTGCTAATTGGAGTATTACATATCGCATTGGCGGAGTACCAGTAAACAAGTTAAGAATGTTATGGCTAGTCAATGACGAATCTAAGAATAAGATTATAAATGTCACTGTCAATCAAACGCAAACCAGTGGCTATGTTACAGAAACAGCCCGCGATGGAGATGCAGTTTTAATTGATACGCCGTACGACACAGATCCAAACTATCTGTTAGAATACCATTGGGTCAACGGAGAAGCAATCAAAGCACAGACTAGATTATCTAGAATACAACAACCTACATTTGAATTGTATGACTCAGACAACAACAGACTAAGCGACAATCCAAATAAACCACAGATTAAAAATTCTGCAATCATTGAAATAGTCAAGGGTGACAAATATGATCCAGAGTCTGGTTACAATTTACAGTTCTTACCTTCGCAGTTCAGTGAGTTAACTGAAACAAATACTGCCGCGGATGCAATGTATGACATTGTTTATAATCATACATTACAGAACTTTTCCTATTACAACCAGGGTGTTGGCACACGCACAGTTAAAGGCCCATATCAGTTTAGACGAGTAACAGGAACAGCATTTACAAATGAACTTAGCACTGGCTATACTAGAGCTTGGTTCAGATTAAAAAGCTGGGCAATCAGAAACATCAGTAAAACAAACAGCGATTTAGTTGATCTGGATACCACAATGTGGCCATCATATAATTGGGGCATTAAATTAGTCAACGATGAATTGAAAGTTATCTATTTGGATAATTTTGAAATCGTTGCTAAAAATATTCCTAGATTGGCCATTGGTGAACCAGCACAATTTACAGTATTCTCTGACCACAACCCAACAGAGGCAACAATCAGCGGCGTTAATTTTGAAACATTCACGGTAGATATTATCAACAATCGTTTCGGCTTTGTAGTTCCAAATAATGTACCAGCTAGACTTACAATTACCATTGAAGGTCAGAGTTTTCAGGCTAAGATCATTGATGTTAAACAAGATCCGAGAAATGTAAAAGTAAAATTAAATGGCTTACCAACGGATTATGATTTTGTAATTGAAAGAAACGACAACAATACAGTTAAGAGTGTTCAGCTTAATGTAAATGGTACAGGTACACTTGAAATACAACATCAAGGTAAAAATATTGATGGTGATCATATTACTGCAATTCCTGGATTGTCATTTAACCCAGAACAAAATATTAACCTAGGTCACCTGACACCTAGTCGTTTAGTACATGCAATGAAATTAAACATTGATGCAAACAAACAACATGCTGGTCAAAGCTGGCTTGAAGTTGATTACATCAATGACGCCAATGGCGCTGTTATGGCAGACAATAGCAGTATGCGAAGTGCATGGAGTAGTTTCCGTTTAGCACCATCAATACAAGACAGCGTTATTGCAAGATCAATGAGTTCATGGAGATGGTGGCGCAAGTTTATTAATAAGCTAGAATCTAATTTTAACTTGTTAGATTTTAACTTAAACACACCTAGCGAGAATTTAAATCGTATCATTGAAGAAATGTTGTTAGGAGTATCTTACAGCTCACCTGATGCTATTTCTGGAATGGCCTTATCAACCAACGCAATGAATTATGCAAGTTACATTGGTGATAGTAGTTCGTTAGTGTTTGATGTTAATACTGGCAGTAACGGAAACATTTACACTGATTTTTATGGACCGGACATTGTATATGTGTACATTGAAGGCGAACTAATTGCAAAAGAAAATTATGTTATCAACACAGTATTTCCAAGTATCACATTCAATGATGCCCCACAGACAGGTGCAAAAATTGAAATCTATCATTCAGCACAAGCTGGATCTTATTGTGGTATTCCAGCAAGTCCGGCCAAGCTTGGCCTAAGCGGATTATATAAACCTGGGTTTGTAACTGAAACCTGGGGATCTAATACTCGCAACTTCATTCAGCGCCATGACGGAAGCAGAATTGCAACCTATGGGGTAGAAAATGATTTGCGCGATCTAGTAATACTAGAATTAGAAAATAGAATTTATAATGGATGTATCCATTCAGTTGGTGCAGTTAATCAACAGCGTCAATTCAGAGCATATCGCCGACGCCCAATTTTAGAAGCGCAAGCAAAAGCTCAGGTTGAGTGGTATACTACAAACAACATTGATTATCAAGATAGATCTGATTTTAATGCAGAAGACCCATGGACATGGAACTATAATGGAAAAAGCTGGAGAGCAATTTATATCAATTCATTTGATACCTATCAGCTAGATGTTGCACCGTGGGAATCATTGGGATACGATATAGCACCAACATGGTGGAACGATTATTATTCATGGACAGACTCAACAAAACGAACTGCCCTTGAACATGCACTAAGATATGGTATTGTTTCCGAACCAGGGGCTCCAGTTAGCACAGTTCCAGCATACTGTAGAAAATTTAATTCATTCCCAGTGGATGAAGCTGGCAATCTAGTAGACCCAACAGCTTGGGTTATTCCTGCTCCAAGTGCTGATGACGCACAGCAACCATGGGAAATTGGATCTTGGTCTCCTGTAGAGATGGCCTGGAGAAGAAGCATTGCTGGCTCATGGGATAATGTTTTACATGCAATCGAAGATTATGCAGTAGTTCATAGTTTCATTGATTGTTCTATTAATCCGTTTATCAATGATATTGATACAAACAGTCCAATGCAAAAAGGCTACAGTACATTTGCTCCAAGCCAATTCTTCCAAGACCGTCCAACAATTGGTATTGGTGCAATATTGTTTGAAGCGTATAGAGAGTTTAACTTATCTGGTCAAGCACCATTGAATGAACTAATGTCATTAGATAGCCGATTACAGTTTGGTATGGGTGGCTTTAGTGATGGTGTTATTTCACTAAAGATGTACTACGCAAAGTTTAAAAATGGATTCTATATTCCAGCAGAAGACTTCCTAATGACATTGAGTCCGGGTGTAGCAACATCAGTGTTGCGTTATAGTGCAGTAAGAGTAGAAAAGGATGGCGATGGATTTAGATTATATGGTTTTGATCCTGGGCACAAATACTTTACAATTTTCAGGCCTACTACTCGTAGTTTATCTGGAAGCTTTCCAATTGGCCGTACACAAGTTACAACACCAAATGGTACTTTTGTAAGTTATTCAGATTGGGATAATATAGCACATAAGATTCAGTATGGTACCTATATCAATGACAAGCAAGAATTGTTTACATTCTTTGAAGGTCTACAAGCATATCAACAATCTCAAGGATTGATACTAGATCAAGTCAATGATCGCGGAACCATAACAAATTGGCAACAAGCCGCACTAGATGCATTATCATGGATTGCAGAAAATTGGGGAACTAATCACTTTTGTTTAGTCAGCGTTGCAACAAATGATGGGTTGAAATTCCAACACGAACGCGGTCTATTAGATAGACTAGATGCAGATCTTGGCCGTACTGGAAAAGTGCTATTCTCAAATGGCCGTTCAGCATTGCCTAGTGAGTTATTGATTACCAGAGACTATGAAAAGAATGTAGATAAAATTGCACCGCTTGGCAATCAACAAATTGTTTTTATTAATTTTGCGGTTCGAGATTACGACCACATTGTATATTTGAATCGTAAAACTAAATTTGGCGACTTATTAATAGATTTACAAACTGGTAACAGGATTGATGTTCTAGCAATGGCCGCTCGTCGAACCAATGGTTGGACAGGTAGACCAACAGCCCGAGGCGTTACACTAACACAAGCAGGATTAATCCCAGGCTTTGATGCGTTAATAAGCGATGTATTAGATGCACATAAACCAGAACAAAATGCATTTGATTCAATTAAATCAGAAATTGCCAAGTCGGATATTGTTCCGGCAAAAGCAACAATCATTGATCAGTTAATCCAGGCTAAAGACACACAGCATTTCTATAAACAAGGTTTGCAAACTGCAATGGGTACAAACTTGGCAATCAATGCATTACTAAGAAATGAAAAGATTGATATTCCAGGCCGTCAACAAGACATTGATCTAAACGAACAATGGTTATTATCAGCTGGTGAGTTTGGTAACCTAGAAAGCCAAAGCATCTGGGAAATTGAATTACGCAAAGAAGACTTTACTGCAAATAGACAGGTAGTTCGATTTGCACCAAGAGGATACAATTACATTATCAAGGATACTGGTAATGGTCGTCCAGAAATTTTATATGATAGCAAAAGCGACAATATCATTGATATCTGGGAAAAAGACAAGCGTTGGGTTTCAAAGCCATTGAACCTTTATGACTTTGCTACCATTGACCGCAGTACTCAAACCGGACTAGAAGCAACTAAGAATTGGGCACCTAGTGCTGGCGTAGCACAGCTATTTGATACCGACATCAAGATGCGTGATTTATCTGGATTGCAATTAAGTAATTTTATCAATGTAGATCAAACTAACAATCCAGTTTCTCAGAATGTAGTTATAGATAGAAATAATCTTTTAACGACCAGTAACATTTTCTCAACCAATGGTTTTGGAATTTACAACAGTTATCAACCAGGTGACCTATGCTGGCAACAGGGTAAACTATACAGAGCAAAAGAAAAAATTACTGGCTCTGCAACAAGTGCGTTTGATTTGACTCAATGGGAACTACAACCTATTGACGGCCGCCTATTACCAAATGTCTGGGTAAGCGATTACGGATTCAATATCAGTACTAAATTTAAAGGTGGATGGCTACCAAACAAGAGTTACAAAATTGGCGACATCATCGATTATGATGGCTTTTATAATATCTGTATTAAAGATCACGCAAGTGGAAACACATTTGTTAACAATCAAATTTCAAATGTGGTAATTGAGCAGAAAGGTTTAAATTATCAAGTTGGTGATTTAGTCAAGTCTGGTACAGTTACAGTTGGTAATGTAAGTTCAGTTATCAATGGAACAATTAAAACAGTCAATGTGGTGGATAATGTTGGTGGATACAATCCAGCAACTACAACTATAACTGTAGCTGGTGGAAGTGGAACAGCATTGCTATCAGCTAGCTATAAGAATGATTCTATAGAACAGACCATTACAGGTAGTCTAGAAAGAATTAATTTGCCAGCTGGTGTGACTGGTTTGGGCAATAATTATTTTGCCGACAATACAGAAGTAGTCATCAATGGCGAAGGCACGGGTGCAACTGCAACTGTGGTATTGTCTGACAATATTCAACAACCGTTATACAAGTACGGAGTTATCAGCACATTTGAAATTAAAGTGGCTGGAACCGGATATGCTGTTGGCGAAGTAATTACAATTGTTAATCCAATTGCAAGCGCAGAAAACGCAATCGCATCAGTTGTATCTATAAATTCCACTGGTGGTATCACTGGTCTAAGCCTATTAACAAATCAAGCTACCGGTAGTAAGGGTGGTCAATCATATACTAATAACCAAGAATGTGAAACTACAGCTAAAAAATCAGATGGTTCTGCATCCATTGGTAGTGGCGCAATTGTTAAAGTATTGACTACTAGAACTGTAGATACTGGAATTACTCGTCCTAGAAACGGTGTTATAACTGGATTTACAATTACAAGTCCAGGAAAAGATTACAAGTCCGGCACTACTTCAGTATCAATTCGACGCAAACAACCACGAACAAGCGTTGTCATCACTGGATTCCAGATTACTGCAATCAATGTTCTAACTGAAGGCCAAGGCGACATTACATATCCTAGTGATATTAAAGTATTGATTACCGGTGGCGGTGCAACAAGAAACGCAACTGCTACTCCAAACATTGTAAATGGTAAACTTACAAGTATTACTGTGACAGATGGTGGCGCAGGTTATAATTCTGCAATTGCACCAACAGTTACTATTGTTGATCCGTTCTGGGCAGATGCTGATTCTTCTGCACTGACCTTTAGTTTTGCACAACCAAGTACAATTACAGTTAATAGATACAACTTAATAGATAAGATTTATGTGCTTGATGGCGGGTCAAATTATACAACTGCATCAGCAATAACAATCACTGATCCAACAAGAGCAAGTGCTCTTGCCAAAGCTACAGCAACCATTACAGAAACTAATAATGGTGCAGTAAGTGCAATTGCTATTACAAATTCAACAAGCACTTTTGATCAATTACCATCATTGTCTATTCAAAGTACAAATGGTTCTGGTGCCAGCGTATCAGCAACTGTTGCATCATATTGGAGATTAAAAACTACTGGTTACAGCTGGAATATTTTACAAACATTCAGTCCAATGTATGTAGAAGAAACTTGTCCAAATGCATTGAATACAGCATTAAATGAAAGTAAAGTAACCTTTGCTAACCCACATGGTTTAAGAATCAATGATTACATTGTAATGGTTGGTAATAACGATGGCAGTTATGATAAAGTTCACAAGGTTAAAGAAATTGTTGATGATTTCAACATTCTAATTGCGGCCAGAAGTACGTCGGGCCAGATTGTTTATAATACAGTGGCATTTAAACTGTCTCCTGTTAAATTTGAAACTGTGCCAGAATATGAACAAAGTAAAAACACATTACCTTGGCTAAAAGGTATGAAAGCGTATATCGACCACGATGGACAGGATACTGTAGCATTTGATAATCGATTTACGGTCATTGAATATGGAAACAATTCAGATGGCACTGACCATGTAATACTAAGCGAAGCCCGCATGGTTGATCCTTTTGCAATACACAAGGTACAATTACTAGATGAAAAGTCTGCAAATGTTCTTGGCGTACTCGAAGTATA